GTAAACGCCCCATAATTATTGGCAAATTTCTTTATATTGTTCTGGTGTTAGCAAATTAGCAACTTCACGTGGATCATCTAAAAAAATCTTAATAATCCAACCGTCTCCATATGGGTCATTATTAACTAATTCTGGTTCGTTGTCAAGTCTATCATTAAACTCTTTAACTGTTCCAGACATCGGCATATTCAAATCAGCAACAGTTTTAACAGCTTCAACAGAACCAAAAACATCAAATTGTTGAATACTTTCACCAATTACCGGAACATCTACAAATACAATTTCACCAAGCTCTGATTGCGCATAATCAGTAATACCTACCATTGCTTCATTACCATCAATACGAACCCATTCATGATCATTCGTATACAATAAATCTTCTTTTACTTCCATTTTTTATTTTATAAATTTATTTTTGTAATAATTTCATTTCCACGCATCAAAATCATTTGGAACATAATCATCGCTGTGTAAATGATAATAATAGTACTTCCACCATTCTCTAGAAAACCAAATATTTTCAGGAATATTACCGGCTTCATCAATCATTTTCATCATTTCAACACCAGTATATCCATTAAGTGATTTTTCAAACACATTACGATATGCAATTTTGAAATCTAAATTTGGATGCATTTTTGCACATTCATACATCCTTTTGATATTTTCAATGATTTGTTCTTTTGAAATAGAACAATAACCATTATTCTCCTTTACTCGCAAATCTTTTGTTGGCAGTGCATATGCATGTCCTTGTAAACCTTCTCCTTGTCCATAAATTGCACCAAATTTTTCTCGTGCAACTTTTGCAGCACCTGCACCATGTCGTCCTTCTGGATTAGATCCAAATACAAATATAGTATTAGGTTCAGGTTCTATATTACCAATGTATCTTTTCATAATTTAATTATTAATTATGAATTATTTGTTTTTCACGTTTGTCATTATCTAAAAACTTAGCTGTTTCTAAATTAAATGGACTATTTTCATAGGTAACAAATGAAAACAATGAAGAATGTATTTTTGCCCCTCCATAGTTATCATAATACCCACCAAATCCATCATGTCTGTATGCAGTTTTATTTTCTGTCCAAAATGGTGCTAATGTATCACCAATAGGCTTATCAATATCAATAAAAACATCATGCCCAATTTCTTCCCGTCCAGTTTTTACTAATTTCTTTGCACCAATTTGTAAATACGGACATCCATCAAATATATTTAATGAATTGTCAAAATTTCTTGCTACCCACATATATTTTAAATTAGTTTTTTAATTGTTTTACATGCTTCTCTAATTTCATTTGGATGATCATCTAAATATTTTTCAAATTCACCTTCTCCACCAAAAATTTCATCTAGCCGCTGTTGCAAATCATTTGTCCTCATTAGCCATGAATCATTTTCAACAGATTCTTTTGGTGAATAAATTGCAATTAAATGCGGTACTGAATTAAATTGGATAATCATTGCCGCATATGCAGTTAATTTATTATCTGCTTCAATTGAGTATTTGCTACTCATTGCTCCGTATTCGTAAATCATATTATTATTTGGTTATTTTTGTTTTTTCTTTTGCCAATGCTATTTGCATACCTGAATAAAATGCTTCTTTATTAGTTACATTATATCTATTTCCAAATACAGGGTGAACAGCTTCAAAATAATTATAAACTTTCTTCCGAACATCATCTCCATAATATCCTGCAAAATATCCAAAATTCTTTTTTGCACATTGCTCTGCATACTCAATAGTAGGAACATCTTCACGAGTATTCACATTATATAAATAGTATATGTATGCGGTGAAAAAATCATGTGCTTGTTTCTTTTTATACCATTTACAAAGAGATAATCCATAATTAAAAATTTCTTCAAATGATTTAAATTCTTGGTCTCCATAAACCATATTATTGTAATTTTCTTCCATAATAATTTTTGGTCTTTTTAACTAATTTGTACTATATTTTCAATATTTTTCAAATTATTATCTCTTATATACTCACTTCTTCTTTGAAAACATCTACAATTATCATTTGGTATGTTATTATAATGATAATTAACAGTCAATATATAACTATTATCATCATGTTTGTATATATGATAATCATATCCATCATTTGTAAAATATGCAGCACTATCTTCTCCTCCATAATAATGACTAAGATTCCTCAATCTAGTCAATATCGTTGAAATTGTAAGTAAATAATCATTTTGAAATTTTAAACAAAGATTATAACCATTGTCTCGACAGATTAAAATATCATCAGTTTTATCCTGTTTAATATTACGATATATATTAAATAATAATTTAATGCCTTTATCGCAATTATATTCCCAAAAATCAATATCTTGATTAGATAATACTTCCATAATTAAAATTTATATGATTATATTTTAATTTTTTACATATTCTTGTCTGTCAATATCGCATAATTTACCATCACCCTTTCTATGATTCCAATCTTTATTTGGGTCATCACGAGCAATAAGGTAATCTTTTCTTCCACACTTTGTACATTCATACTGATGCATCAATACATCACCTTCATATCCCCAAACATTTTGTTTGTATTTGAAATCATGACTACAAGATAATTGTTTCCCTTTTTTCTCATTTATTTTGTACAGCAAAGAGACAGAAAACACAAATAGTCCAGGGAATACTATTACAAAAAGTAAAATAATCAATATCTCCATAATTTATATTAAAATTACATTTTATATTTATATACCTAGCGGTTCCAATGCCAACTTAATAGTCTCTTCTCCAAGGATTTCAATTGCTTGTTGCGCCAGGTCTTTTGATTTGAACCAGATGCTACCACAATCAGATGCACAACTTCCGTTCGCAACTTCAAATGCCAAACTGCCCATTGATGTTGATATCAACAAGAAAATACTACTATCATGTAATGGTTTCCACCCGTCATTCAAATACTTTGCAACGGTAGCAAGTTTGTTCTTTGCAAGAATACACTCTAGCTGGTGTTCTGTTGTAGCATTACTTGCATTATATATTGCACTGCAGCACTTAATAGGATACCCTTCCCATGCAATAGAATAATGGTCATCTTTAAACACTTTCTTACAAATATCCTCATAAGTCAGCTGTTTGTCTTTCAAAATAATCTTATTTTGCTTCTTGCTTTCTTCCCAATCTACTATTTTTCCATCAGGAATTTCAATTGTTAATTCATTGTCTTCTTTCATATCTGCTGGTATAAAATTTATAATATCGAAATAAGATGCATTAAAAGTTTCAAAATTTCCATTACTTTTATATATTCCATAATCTGTTATCCCATTATCATATTTTATCAATATTTTATATGGGAAATTATCAATAGAACTTCGTTTTAATGTATTACTTTTAACATTTTGTTTATTTTTTAATACAAATGTTCCTTTTAATTTACCTGAAAGAACATCTTCAAATAATTGTTTGTTGATTTTCATAATTTACAGTATTCTTTTACCAATTATTATTTTCTTTGCTACCACCTTAGAATCATGTCGTCTTTCGTCACTTACACCTTCTAACTCTACTTCATGAACAACAACGTTTTTTCCAAATTTACCAGCATAATAATTAAATACATCTGCGAGGTTTAAACATGCGTGAAAACCACTTTCACATAATTTGGGGTTACCTTTAAATTTATATGTTTCGCCTTCCTTATATTGGAAATCTCTACACACCATATTCGCATTAAATGCCTTATATGCCTTACATTTACCATCTTTAATAACTTGGTTTTTGTAGATTTTATCTCCAATGGTTACAGAAGCCAAATGGCGGCAACCTTCAAAAACGCATCGTTCAATATTTGTAATACTATTAGAAATAACAGCCGACATTAAACTACTGCAACAACAAAAAGCAAATGCCCCGATGCTTATGACATTATCTGGAATTGTTATAGTTGTTAAACTGCAACAATATAAGAAGGCGCCATATCCAATGCTTATAACACTATTGGGAATAGCAATGGACGGTAAACCGCTGCAATCCACGAAAGCATAATCTCCAATACTAATAACACTATTTGAAATTTCAATAGAAGTTAAATTGAAACAACCACAAAAAGCGGCAAATCCAATCCGTGTAATGTTGACGGGAATGGCGATAGAAGTCAAATTAGTACAATCCATGAAAGCATGTTCTCCAATACTTGTATATCCATCAAGCATATCAGCAGTAATAACTGATACTTTATTTAAACTAAGCTTTTCTACTTGATTTCTTGTTAAAATTTTTTCGCCTTTTTTAGCCATGTTTAAAATTCATTTTTTGTCCAAGTTTCTCTCCAATGTTTATCAGACTGCACATGATTTGCACGAACATATTTTGCAGCATGCTTTGAAAATTCTGCACTTGGAAATGCTTCTGCATCTCTTACAACAAATCCTTCAATATCTTGCCCTTGTTCTGCCAATTCTTTTTTAACATCTTCAAAGGCTTTCATTATTTTATCTTTATCATATATACCCTTGTAAATTTCTCTTACATGATAAAGTCCAAGTGATTCGCATGTTTGTCTAATGAATTCCCATGATCCAAACATATCTACTCCATTTTCATTAGTATATGCTACACAAAATACTTGGAAACATTTTTCAATATTGTCAAATTTATATCCAATAGAATGTTTTGCATATAAATTTTCTCCAATAATTCTGAAATCTTCCGGTAACTTATAACAAAAATCCCAAACTTTACTTTTTAACCAATTTTGCCATTCATAACTATTTCCATCCAATGAACGTGCGTGAATATAACCATCAGGATAGATAGTTGTATTTTCACCATCCATCTTGATTGTTACCACAACTTCCATTCCTTTGAATTGGTCGTCATTAGGTAATGTCTTATCATCATCTGTTTTTGATTGAGAATAAGGCAAGTGATATGTCCTTGGGTATTTAATTCGTTCCATTATCTTTGATTTTTGTGTTTATAACCTATCATTCTTCCAAGTTGACACATTATACGTTCTGCAATAGCGACTGTGTCAATATTTGGATTTTCATCATCCCAATACTCATCGAGCATTTCAGTAATTTCTTCTTTTTCAGTTTTATTCATAATTTTAAAAATTTAATTTTTCATTCAAATCTTAAATCTTTCATGTTGTAAAAATAATATATTTTAATTAAACTAAAAAATAGAAGTTAAAATTCTATAATTTTCCTCATTAATATTTCACCATCTTCATTTTCAAATTCTTTAAATCCAAGATGTTTCCAGAATCCTGTTGAATCATCATCTAAACTTTCTAATTCAAATATTAACAGATTCAAATTATCAGAATAGAATTTAACAATTTTATTAAATAATAATCTACCAATACCTTGTCCAAAATTCATTTCAGAGACTTCAAATAATTTTATATAGAAATTATTATCATCTATTGGTTTAATCACACAGGCTGCCTCTAAATGGCCTTCAGGAGACAATAAAACAAAGAAGTCATTATATGTAGAATAAAAATTTCTTTTGCACATAACTAAATCTGATGATTGTAAAAAATAATCAAAATCTTCTTTGTCAACTCTATAAAATTGTAGATTATTCATAATTTTTTATGCCAATAAATGTTTTTTAAGTTCTAATTGCACAAATGCATCTGGCAATGTATATTCTGTTTCATAGAATGACCCATATGTTAATGCACAAAATCTAAGTGCTACTCGTATTTTTTGACTATCTATAATTTCAGGTGGATTATTTCTTTCATCGCAAACAACACCAAATGGATATTTTCCTAATCCTATTCTATTTAGAGAGTTTCTTACACATTCTTCAAAATCATTATATGTCTTTTTTGTATAAAGATTTGATATATGATTATCCCAACATGTTTTTAAATCTTTAATAACTTCTAAATTCAATCTGCCTTTTAAAAAATCATCAAATTCTTTAGTAGAAATTCCATGATCTTCAAAAGTCTTTTTTAAACTATCTACATTAACCATAATTTTAAAATTAATTTTTATAAATTATATGTTTAAAATGAAATAAGTTTATATAAAAAAGAGATATAAACTTTTTATCGTTTATATCTCTTTTTATAGAATTAATTTACTTTATATAATAATTTTAATTTTTCATTATATCTCCAAAATTCACAATGTAATTTTTCTATAATATAATTTTGACGTTCTATATCATTATCATTTAGTATATTATTTCTTAAATCTTTATAATGTGCTTTTTCATCATATTCGAAAGCAATATTTAAATTTTTATCATACCCATCTAAAAAATAATTACCAACCTATATTTCTCCACCATTCTCGGCATGCTATAAATTCCAATGATTTTCTTCATTTAATTTATTCATATATTTGCATCCTCTTTTAGAATAGTTACAATGTAACTTTTTATTATTTGTTTTTCTAAGATATTCTAAATATGCTTTTTTCATCCTCTCTTTTGTTTCTTCAGAATATACATATTTTAATCCTGTTGTAGATGGTAATAATTCCCCAGTTTTTAAACGCGGGTCATCTTTATTAATCATAAAATAATTAAAATTTTTATCATGTGCCAACATTTTATTTTTTAGAAACTAATTCTATGGTTTTAATTCTCCGCTTAAGTATCTAGGATCATCTATTTTTACATATAATTTATTTCCATCTTTATCTATTGCTGCAACCCTACCTCTAGAATATGGTATAAGTTCCCCAGATTTTAATCGTGGATCATCTTTTGAAATATATATTTTTTTGCCATCTAATTCAACTAATACATTACCCTTCCATGGATTACGACGTGATTTTGGTTCATGTGGTGTATATGCTGGAGAATTATGTACTCGTCCACGTTCCCAACCATTATTTAAATATTTGTCCAATTCATCTAAATATACAAATTTAGTTTTACCATCTTTATTAATCCAGTGTTTATCTTTATTGGCTTTAGATATATTTTCTTTATTTTGAATTTTTCTACCTTTTACCCATCCATCATTTAAATACTAATTTAATAATTCTTTTTTAATTTCTATTGATTTATTATCTTTTACTATCCAACATGTTCCAAAATGGGAATTCTTTTCACCATTATGTTTATTTTCCTATTTACCCATAATATTTTTAATTTATTTTTATATTATATTTATTTCGAACCCACACAAAAAATCTGCATAAAAGAAAAAAGAGATATAAATAATAAAATTTTATATCTCTTTTTATTGTAGCACCTCCCGGGTTCGAACCGGGACGAACTTCACAGTTCAGAAGATTTTAAGTCTGCCGGGTCTCCCAATTCCCCCAAGGTGCCGACTTATTTTCAAAGAATCACTTTTCTTTTTGCTTTATATTTATTATAATACGTATTTCAAAAAAGTTTATTTTTCCCTTTTAAAAAAGTAATTTACAAATGTTTTGTGCTCTCTAATTTGGATTTCTTCACATTTAGCAACCCAGTTTTTAAATTCTTCAATTGACTCATATTTGCTAGAATAACCTATTGGCATATCAATATCATTATATGCAAGATATTTGTGGAACACCTTTCCATCACGTAATTGAAAAAACTCGTCTGGATCATCAGCAGCAACAATACGTTTTCCACTAAGAATATAATCAATCATTTCTTGTGCATTTGTAAAAAATCCGGCCTTTTTCATACGAGCCTCTTCATTTCGTACATGGCTGGCAATTTCTTGTTCACGTTCTTTTTCTAATTGGTTTTTTAAATCTGCCAATGTTTTTGATCCTTTTGAATATTTAACTTCCATATGCATTATTTTTAATTACGATGCAAAATTAACAAAAATATTTTAAACTAAAAAATAGAAGCTAAAAACTTAGTCTATTTTCAATATTTCTTTTACGCTATTCAAATGATTTTCTGAATTATCATGTATTTCATATTTTTCAAATATTGCTTTTATCTCTTTAGGAGATATATATGGATAATGCGGAATCAATCCATCAAAATTTTCTCTAACATCAAATATGTGTTGAACTATATGATTTATTTTTGTTGAATATCGTTGTTCAGCTTTTTGTAATCTATTTAAAAATGCAGATTTTGAAAGTTTATTGTCAAACAATGATTCATCAAATTGATCTATATTTTTAATTGCATACCTAAGATCAACTAAAAATTTATATTCATCTGTTTCTTTTAATTTAAATTGAATAATATAATTATCATATTGTTGTAATTCTTTAAATAATCCATGAACCATTGCATCTTGTTCGAAATTATATGAAATATATAATGCTTGTGCAAATAAAATATCCAAATCACTATAATTTTCTATATTTTTTCTGATTTTACTTAGTATTTTATATAATTTATCATTATTTGCATAATTTAGTTGATTTTTATTATATTGAAAAATATGTAAAATTTCATGCGTAACAATATCTTCAAAATATTTCGGATCATCTATTTTGATTTCCAATGTCATTTGTCGTCTTCCAATTTTTGTATTTCCACCTAATCTATATAAATAATTTTCATTTATTGAAATATAATTTTTAACATCTATTTTAAATTTGAGATTAAAAAAATTATGTTTAAAATGAATAATAATGTATTTTCCATATCCATCATTCAAAGCATACCTTTCATTATTCATATTCTGAATTTCTTGATTAACTTTGTTTCTAATTATTTGACAAAGATTATTAGATTCTTGTATAACGTCATCTGGTATAGAAAGAACCTCATTTAAATTATATAAAGACATATTTGCTTTTAAACATATTTTATTATTTATTATATGAAAATTTTGAGAATAGTTATAAAAATAAGCACCTTCATTTTTAGAAGATGCTTAAAAATTTTAATTACAAATGCATTACAAGTTCTGCTATTATTGCAGTGAATGTTGGTCCAAATGCACACATTTCCCACCACCAGTCTCTTCCGGATTTCATTGTTTTTGTTATCCATGCAATAAACCAGCATAATCCAAGCCAAATAGGAATTATATATGCAATTTGCCAACATACTGCTGCTACCCAAACTAATGATGTTCCTGCAGTGACCTTTGCACAGATCATATGAGTTTTTGAAGTATAAAAATCTTGTCTGAAATTAGGAGCGGCAGCAACAAACATTAATAAAACACAAGATGCAAATGGCAATATTCCTAAATAAACACTCCATGAACTAATAATTGTTCCAGCATACATCCATGGATACAATAGTAAACCAGAAACAACAAACATCATTATTTGAAATGCAATTCCTGAACCAGACCACTTATTATTCAAATAATAATAACTATCTGATAAACTTGGTAACATTCCAAATATTCCCATTATAATTGCATTATATACAATAAAAATTCCAACAGCAATACATGCTAATATTAATTGAACCATATTATATAATTATTTTTTAATATTTATAAACAAAAATAAATAAATATATTAAATAAAAATATAGTTTAATTAATATGAAAAAATATAATAAAAAAGCTTTATACGAAAGCATAATGATGGCAGTTGCCAAAGAAGTTAAAAAAGCACTTAATGAAGGTGAAGTAAAAATGCCATTAGCCGGTAAATTAAATAATATAGATTGTTGTATTCATCCCGCACAACGAAGCAATACATATTATGCAGGTGGGTTTTTTAGAGAAATGCGTTTAGTTGCTACATCATATAAATATACAGATAATTATAAAACATTAGAATTATTTGGAAAACTAATATTTACACCAAAAAATAAAGAAACTGGAGAAATTATGGAAACAAAAGAATATTCCGGAAAATTCACAATAACATAGGAAAATCTTATTTATAAAATTTATCCAGAATATTATATAGCTAATTAGGGATGGTGTCATTTTACACATTTTTCTGTAAATGATTTATTTATGAATGAAATTAATTATAGTAGATCAAATTATCCTTCTTTTTGGGTTAATAAAGAAATAATCGAATTAATGAAAAAAGTGCGAAGTGCATAATACAATTATATAAATTAAATACTATATTAAAGGTTCTGAAAATTAATTCAGAACCTTTTTCTTTGATGTATTGAGATTAAAAATTAAAAACAAAAACGGCAGATTTGCGTAGTCACTGCTCAAAAATAACTTATTCCCTAACGATCTTCTCGGGCACTAACGTTTGACATTCGTTATTTCTCTCTATTCTGTTTCCTTCCTCTGACACCATTTAGCCAAAGTATGCTATAGAAACACCCACCTTGATTTTTGTTTTTATTTAAAATTTAAATTTAACAGTTTTAATCGTTTTTCGATGAACTGTTGTTGTGCGATTTTCATAATGTCTGCCGTGTAATCCTGCCCACCAAACTTGATGATGAATTTTTACATAGTTTCCATTAAATTCGACTGATTGAATTATTCCTTCTATTTGATGGCTCCATCCATTATGAATTGTTTCATTATAATATGCAAATAATACAATTGCATCAGTTACATTAGCGCGTTTTTGCCAATCTTGCCAAAATTTCTTTGTCATAATTATTCAAAAATTATTTTTTACAATTACGATCAAGAATTTTTCTTGAAAGGCTCCAAGTTATTTTTAAAGGTAATAACTAAATCCTATTTTTAATCTTCATTAAATTCAACATGTTTACACATGTGACGAACTTTTTTACTAAGATTTTTGTCTTTTTTGTAACGTCCATGTTTACCACTATAATAACAGTGCCAAATTTCAACACGTTCCTGATACTCATAGCTGCCACCAGCAGCATAGTACAATTTACGAATTCCAATTTTCATATTGTTCCTTTCTTTTAGTGATTAATTTTTTCTCACAAAAAGGAACAATTTTCAAGATATGTAATAATTTTTTTCATAATTTGTTTCTCCTATTTTTAATTACGATGCAAAATTAACACGTTTTATTCAAATTAAAAAATAGAAGCTAAAAATTTTGAGCAAATAGTTAAATGCACATTAATTTAGCCACATTTAATTAATCACCATTTAAATTTTTTCCAATTCACTTCATGATAAGTGAAATCTTTTTCATAATGATAAGCTTCTTTTTCAAATGGAATTTTATAATATGCCTCAAAATTATTGAATTTATTATGAAATAAACCTTTTATCCACCAAGCTAAATATATGATATAAAAAGAAAAATAACCAAGTTTAAATGATTTGGCTTGCATCATATGAATTCTTTCATGATTAACCATGACTCGACCCCAGTATGTTTCTAAATATGCTTTTAAATCTTCTTTATTATGTGTATCAAAAACGTGTCCAAATAAAGTTATGGCTTCAAAATCTTTTGGCAATAATTTAAAATTCCAATGAACTTTAACATTATTCATCATAAAATAATGTTTAAACTCTTGAATTTCCATAAAGTAAAGCATTTATTTTTAATTATTTATTGTAATAGCCAGGATTCAGTACCTATTTCCATCATTTAACTATTCGTCTTACCCCGGAGGCAATAATTTGGGTAACCTCCTATACTTAGACTTTCACTCCCAAATGAGTGTCCTGAACTTCCTCACCACTTACTTCATAGAATAGGCGCGATTGACTGCAATAAATTTTAAAAATTATTTGAACATAAGGCGGGATTCGAACCCGCAATCATTTCCATAAGAAACGCTCTATGCCATTGAGCTATTATGTTAAATGTTATCTTATTCAATAATAACATCATAAACGGTCTTTGTGATTTTTCTATTAGATTGCACCAGGTAATTACCTCTAGACAAATCAATATCAAAAGAACCTCGTGCGACTTTCATAAGTTTGCTATGTTTTAAATCATAAACATAAGTAACTTGAGATGCATTATTAGTAATAATTTCAATTTTTACAACATCATTAAAAATAACTGTTTGTTCATTAACAACTTCTACACGTGGATCGTTAACCCACTTAGAATTAGTTTGTTTTAATGTTGCACAAGATGAAAAACCACATAGAATAATAAGGCTTATAAGCCCAATACTAAATAATTTTTTCATATTGACTTTTTATTTAATTTTTATAAATGAAACAATATGTTTCATATTGTATCCCATGTTGGATTCGAACCAACACTGTATAGTTTTTGAAACTATTGCCTCTACCGATTGGGCTAATAGGATAATTTGCTCTTTCCAATGGGAGTCGAACCCATATCCTCCGGCTTACTACCCGGCCACTCTGCCATTGAGCTATAGACGTATTCAAGAATCTCACTGAAATATCATTTTATAATATCAAAAATGAATAAAAGCTTTTCACGTGTTACTGATATCGGATATAAACACACCTATTTGGTTTGCACCTACTCCTCAAGATGTCTTGGATGAGTACTTTTATTTCTCCGCTTGCTCTTTTTTAGGATAGACATATTCTAGAACTATGTCATTTATTTGTAGCGAGGGAGGGCCACGATCCCACGACCTCAGCATTATGAATGCTGCACTCTAACCAACTGAGCTACCTCGCCAATAAAAACGGGAACTAATTAAAGTTCCCTAACGGTGAAGAATTAACGAATCTTCCCATTAGATACTGCTAAGCAATCTGCAGCTTAACTTAACCCTCACTAATGTCGGACACCTAAGCTCGGTTTTCATTTAGCCAACTTTATTTGTCGAATCTGTTGGTGAAACGTCACTTTGTTTCGTCAAGTAATAAACCGATTGCAGTAAAGCAATATTGTTGTACCCCGACTTGGATTCAAACCAAGGACCCCATCATTAGGTGCTTATAGAAGGTTTTGCTCCTTTAAAATTTCTTAAATCTATAAGCTTCAATTTTTTAGTGATTTATTCACTGTAAGTGATGTGCTCTATTCAACTGAGCTATCGGGGCATATTAATTACTATCAAGTAACTAATTAAATATTTTAATTAGTTTTATTTTTTAAAATTTCATATATTTTTTTGGACATAACATCTAATATATGCGCTGGTACATCTATACCCATTTTTCGTAGGTTTATTAAATCTTCTTCAGAAAAAATACCCTCTGCTGTGTGTTTTGATGTAATTTCATTATTTATTGGATTTTCAAATTCTAATGTCAATTTTGCTTTCATATTTTTAATTAGTTTATTTTATTAAATTTCCATATATATCATATATTTTATTATTTCTAATAATATATATTTGATTTTTATATAGATATTTTATAATGTTGTCTTTCAAATTAGTATTTATATTAGCAGTTATATAATTTTTTCCTATAACATTTACTTCATTTGATTGATATTCTCTATTATAAGTTCCGTTTTTATTTATTCCTATAACATTAATTATATAAGAACCAGAATTTAATGTTCCATCTTCATTTGTACATTCATCATATATATTTGCATTCAAATTTGATTTAGTTCCATTTAAAATAACTATATCACTAGAACATATAAAATATCCGCCATCTATAAAATTAATAGCATTTTGATTAACTAGATTTACAAATTTTCTAAGTATAGAATTTTCTGAATCAAATTTGCATATGCTAAATATAAATTTATTAATATTAGTAGTATCAGAATTCCATGTAAATGTAATAATACCTGGATTAGATTCATATGCAACTAAATTTTCAATATCATTAGAAAAAACATTGCATATAAATAAAAATGTTAAGGTAAAGGCTAATAAAAACTTTTGCATATTTTCAATTAATTTTTATTTATAATTATATTATAATTTTTAAAAATGTTTCAAAAAGTACCCGCCACTTTATGAGATCTATACTTAAGTTGTTTTGCCTAGTACCCATGGAGGGATTCCAACCCCCAACCTCCTCGTTCGTAGCGAGTTGCGGTATGCAAGTTCCGCCACATGGGCATGGTCAGGACAGAAGTTTTTACGGGTTATTCTTCGACCTCCCCTACTCTCTAGGAGCACTCTGTTTACATACATCCGTATTTCCTTCAATACATATGCATCTGCAAAGAATTTCATAACTTTCATGTTTTAGATCTTTCAAATTATTCCTTTTATAGCATCCCATAAAATTTATAAAATGATTAATCACCCCCGTATCTGGGCTATATCCTGGAGCGGTATACGGAGATCGCATCCACGTAAGCCTCCGCCTTGGCAAGGCGGTGTGCGCCTGTAACTACACCAATACCGCATTTAAAACCATTCATACAATCATAGTACTCTAATTGCAGATTTATCAGTAGCCGACCTTACCAATCTTGAACAAACTGCATTGGTTACCTACTCCTGGTTTGTCGTCAACGTCCTAGACGTGCAGCGGTTTGAACCTGCATTTACTACCGAATGATTTTATAATATTTCACCAACATATTTTTTCTATGCAGGAGACCCTTGGTTTAATAGGTAACAACAAATTCCCATCCTGCAGTCATTGAAAAAATACTGGGTATGAAGTTTATTATACGTGTCAAACCCTCATCATAAACTACGTGTTGTATTTGTAGGGATGAAGGGACTCGAACCCCCACACCATTAAGGCACCTGATCCTAAGTCAGGCCTGGCTACCAATTACAGCACATCCCCATAAAATCACGGTATGCATCCCGTAGGTGAGTTCTCTTTAAGTCTTTTAGAACCCCTCACTCTAAACCAACATCCAAGACAGGATTATACTGTTTGCATGGCTCAACAGTCTACCTGGTGTACATCCTAAGTAAATTTTATTTTTAAAATTTCATTTTTCGACCTTTTATCCAGCCATTAGAAATATATTCTTCTAATTGTTCTTTCTTTATTTTAATAGATTCTTTATTATTATGAATCCAACAAGTACCAAATTGAGAATTTTTTTCTGCCGCCTAATAATGTTTTAATTGGTGTGCCTCATAAATTTTTTGATTTTTAATTATTTTTTTCTTTTTCTCAAATTTTCCTATTTTATAACCATTATCTAAATATTTCTATAAATCTTCATTACATATTTTAATATAACCATTTTCATTATATACATATCTAGTTTTTACATGATTTATATTTTTAATCCTAATTTTCCAACTTTCTTTCATTTTTAAACGGGTTTCATCTGTAGCTTTTTTCCCTTTTGCTAAACCTGCTAATTCTCCAGAAACCCAACGAGGATCATCTTTAGTTATAAAATATATATTATTATTCTTATCTTTCGCCTGAAATTTATTTTTATGTAAATGCGTTAATTCTCCCGTCTAAAAACGTATATCATTTTTATCCACGAAAAAATGATTACCATTTATATCGGTTGCATTTACCTTTCCAACTGTAACACCTTTTAATTCTCCCGAAACCCAACGAGGATCATCTTTATGAATTCTAAAAGTATTACCATTATTATCTATTGCAGTTATAGTATTTCTTAATAATGACCAACTAAAATCACCACCCAATTTCTAATTATAACAATTTTGATCTTTTACCAATTCTTCTGTTACAACTTCAGATTCATATTCAAATGCTTCATCCATTGTATCAAAATATTTTAAAATTTCTTTTTCAAAATTTTCTATTCCATATTTTTTAATAGCATACTATAATCTTTTTCCAGAACCCATATAACCATCTTCTATATTATTAGTATTATGAACACCGTAATAAAAATGGTTATTTATAAGATTTGTTATTTTATAAAAATAATGATATTTATATTTTTTGCTCATTATACGAACTAATGTAATTAATTTTATATTATATTTATTTAAGTTCGTAATAAAAATTATTACGGGTGTCCAGGGGGCTCGAACCCTCGACCACTTGGGCCACATCCAAGCATTCTAACCAACTGAACTATGGACACCATGTACGCGGCTTTTATTATTTCAAATCACTGCAGATTCCGCGTTCTTATAACTGCAACTATCTGGGAGCTACCCAGCCTGCATATTTTATTCAATTAAATATGTATAGTAATTATCAGTAAAATCATAATGTCGAATACTTTCAATATCATATACTCGGCATAATTCCATATTAATACTCATTCCATACATACCTTCAATTCCAAATTCTTTCATTAAAAAGTTAAATACTTTTTTCCTAGTTGGTTTGTCTGTTAAAGGCTTATATGTATGGATTATAAGTCCAATTTTGTTTTCGCAGTTATTTACTCTTGTCAAAACTGCTACACTTTGCGCATAAATTTTTGTTTTCATAATTGTAAAAATTTTAATTTTAGCGCTCCAAGTTATTTTTAATAGGTAATAACTAAATCCTGAGGTGAGAGAGGAGGGATTCGAACCCCCGAAGGCTAAGCCGCCAGATTTACAGTCTGGACCTAACTACCACATTAGGAACTCTCCCAAAATTAGGGACCTTTTACAGCGTCCCAAGTTACTGATGCTTTTCTATAGCATTAAATAGATGGTTTATTATTTCCTAACCAACAACTGCGGACCTTCAATTAATGTCACCGCCTACACAATTCTCAGGGACTGTGATGCACAACCCGTTTAACTAGTATAAGGTGATCATCAGTTTGAGAATATATATAAAAAATAATTCTCAGGGACGAACCATAATCATAATCTCTTTCAGTCGACATCCGATAATTACTATATGCATGAGGAATAAGAATAACAATACCCCAAGGTTTGAGAATTATTATAATTAAATTAAATAGGCTTTAAGGTGCTCTTCCATACTAGCTTATGGTACCTATTTTGAGGAAACCGCGATAACGAGGACCGGGTGTTATAATTATACCTCTCCAACCACTCCCTTCATGACATTGGTCTTTGTCCAAGGGCTGTTACTTTCCTAGTGACCAATTCAAGTAACAGATGCGTAAATAATTGGATTCGAACCAATACCTCTTGAAAACATACGTCCCAATCTTTTGGCGGGATAAGTTTTCGCTCTCTTCCCAAGGTGTGCAATGGGTGCTCTGTCCAGTTGAGCTATATTCGCTAAAATAAAAAATCTAATTCTGTTCAAATAGTTTAATTAGATTATAAATAAAACTTCGCGGAGAGTAAAACAAACCAGTATACAAGGAATCGAACCTTTAATAGGAACTCTACTATGCAAAGTTTAAATGCGGAAGGCGTAGGTCCCGC